CCTCTCTCTTTAAACTACTGCTTTTCCTGCAATACCCGAAGTTTATTAAATGCTTTCTGTGTTTGTTCATGCTGCCACTTTAAAGACTGCCTTCTTAGCTCCCTAGCGGCTGCTCTATTTTCCTTTTCTCTCTTTTTCTTTTCTTTAACCCTTACATATTCAAGGGCGCACTTAGGCGAACAAGCTACCATAGTGCTAACCCAAGGCGTGAACTTGTTAGAACACACCTTGCACTTCTTTGGTTTAGGTTTACGCTCCATAGTGCTTCATCTCTTTTCTATTGTTAGCGCTTTCAGTTTGCCAAACAGCCACACGCTTCTCTGCTATGGTCATTCTCCATCTTAGGCTCTCTGACTGCTCTATGGCCTGCTTTAGCCCTTCTAGTAGCTCTGTGTACTCTTGGTGTGAATAAGCGTAGGATTCGCGCTCCTGTCCTGTTTTAAGCCCTTTCTGTTCAGCCTCTACCATGAGCAAGGCTTTCTTGGATTTGCGGAACTCTTTTAAATACTCCGCTTCTGCTTTGGCTTTTGCATAGTCATCTACAGAGTTGCGCCAGTCGTTGATTAGTTTTTCTATGTTCATTTTGGGTAAGCCTCTTGCTTGTACTTAATCGCTTTAGTTATTTTTTTCTTTTGAGACTTCGAGCCAGTTATAAAGATATATCTATGCTTTCTTGGTCTAGGTGCTAAGTAAAAATCATCACCATATTTATCCCTCATTGCTTGCGCTCGGTTTTTAACACCTCTAAATTCATCTGCAATCGTTTGACCATGTAAATGCTCTTTCCCTTTAACCTTCCAATCAGTCCTTTTTGCACTCAATCCGTGATAACTAAAATTAGCTGCTTGGTAAACTATGCCCTTGTGATCTTGTTTTGTATCAGCAAAGCTAACAATAATTTTCCCCTTTGGTAGCATTTTTAGAGACCTACCAACCAACATAGAGGCTTCATTTTTTTTATTATTTAGAAGGCAAAGTCGATTTAACTCTAAAACATCATCCTTATATTCATCACCAGCAACTCCCCTTTTTAAAGGTGCGCTAGGTGGGGTTCCATAAGTCACAACACCAACCAACTTGCCATCATCAAAAAGGCCGAAAGCATAAGATATTGAAGGCCATCTTTTAGCGTAATGAATATTTAATATGTAGTGTTCGCAATCCGACCTCTGTACAGGCAATACATTCATCTTCTCAACTCCCGCTTTAACTGATTACGCTCTTTATACAAACTCTTAACCGATGCTCTTAATTGCTTATTCTCGTTTCTTAATCGGCTTATCTCTAAGTGTTGTTTTGTTATTTGTTGGCTGTCTTTCTTTCTGTAGTGTTCGTGTGATTCCATTGTGTCGCCCTTAAAAACTGTTTGATGTTATCGGTCTATTATCTTCAACCTCACTTAACCTTTGGATACGATCATGATGCACATCCCTGAATACGCCACCCTCAAGAGATAGGTATCCTGTACCACAACCACCCCATCGATTAAGCCTGACTATTGCCTCAGTCAGTGCAGGATCATCACAATTTTCGTTATAGACACCCTCACGATATAAACCGATCCACATATCACAATCCTGCTCAATCTGGCCTGTATCTCTGGAGTCACTTGGATGAGGTCTTTTATCTGGTCGGTTTTCTAGCTGTCGATTCAACTGAGTCAAAAGAAGAACCGCGCAATTTAATTCCTTAGCCAGATTCTTTAACCCTTTCGTGATCTTCCCATAGGCTAAATCGTTACGCTCTGCCTTTTCACCCTCCATTAATGTTAGGTAGTCAACGCAGATTAAATCCAAACCTTCTTTTCTATAAAGGTTGCGGCATTCTCTCTGTAGGAAACCAAGTGTGATTCCTGGCTTATCGCACATAAACACATTCTTAGTAGCTAGTTTTTTAGTGCCAGCCCCTACATTGTCAGAAGTAGCCTCATCCCATTTTTTGTACAAGTCACTCATGCTTGCATTTGTGGTTGTCGCCAACATTCGTTCATAAGCTGAGATGTCAGGCATTTCCAAGTTAAACATAGCAACAGTCTTATTCTGTTGTGCAAAGTGATCTGCCAATCTAGCTAGGAAACTGGTTTTACCCATCTTTGGCCTTGCACCAACAACCACCAAAGATCCTTTAGGTATGTAAGCTGGGGAAATAACTTTATCAATTGAAGGAATGCCAGTTGTAAATCCTGTAATTTCTCCGTTCTGTCGTTTCTCTGCTAGATCAACCCAATCCCTAGCAACGTGTTTAATATGCCTCAAGCCTTCCTCGGTTGATTCTAGGGTGTTTTCTTGAATACTTGATACAAGACTCTCAAGCATTCCTAAACGCTGCGAGAGCGTTCCTGACTCCCTATCCTTCATTGATTGGATTGCTTCAAATAGTTTTCTTTCTGCGTAGCGCTCAATAGACTGCTCTTTAACGATATTGGCATATTCAACCAAATTATCATTTAGAACAGTCTCTTCGGTCATACTGGCTAATCGTGACATGCCACCGTATAGGCTGTATTCCTCAATTCCTTCAAGCCTTGAGTCAACAATAAACGGATCAAAGCCTTTGCCTTTCGAATTAAGATCGCAAATAGCTTTATAAACTAATCTTGCAAATTCATTTTGAAAGTTTGCGGGCTTTAGTGTGTTAAGCACTTTGTATGCAATAGGTGAATCACCCGACTCAAGAAGAATTAATCCACCAATCACACGCTCTTCAGCTTCGTTTTTATTCTCCATTTGTAGCCACCGCATCCTTAACTTCTGCATAACAACGATCTGAAATAAAGTAATCAAACTTACAGATTCGAGTGTTTCCTTGGTTGGTCTGGTATGATTCAGTCATCCATTTGCAGTGTTGGTTAATTGCATCAAGATATGTACTAAAACGCTCAACAGTAAACTTATTCTTCTTCACAAAGTTTCTAAGTTTGGTTTTACGAGAATCAGTAAGCGTCCCTACCTTAGTGTTATTTGGTAGCTTTTCATGGTAAAGATCGATGTAGGATTTATAGTCAAATCTTGTTTTTTTTACACTCTTACCAGATCCCTTTTTGATAAGATACTCAACAGCATTTGAGTAAGACCTTGCTTCCAATTCCATAAGATTTCTTACTAATTCATCAGCTTCTTTACTTAGGGTTATTGCTTTGTTAATTCTCATACTCCCCACTCCTCTTTTCTTCGCTTCATTAACTCAAGGTATCGCTTATAAGCTCCAGTCTTATGCTGGCTAAATCCTAGACCTTTACACCAGTAGTCATTTCTAAGTAAGGATTTGCAAACCCTCCTCCAGCTAGGAACGTCACGTTTATTTTCTAGCGCTAAATCCGCTTCATCTGGAATTCCATTTTCATACCCGCGCTCTTCCCACCAGCGACAGAACAATAGAATCTTGTTCTCGTAATGCTCTTTTGTTTGTGGTGGCATGGACTCAATAAGCATGTTTGCAAATGACTTCCATGTGTGACCTTCAGGCTTCTCAATTTTATGGTAGCCATTAATATTTCCATTTTCTTGAATGTACAGTGCGCCTGAGTTTGCACCGCTCACCCTAGAAACAATTTTGCACCAAGTCTCAGGCTCAATTAAATGAAACAACCACAAGCCTCTGCGCTGATCATCACCATACGGCTGACAGATTCTTTGCTGGTGAATTGTAAGCCCAGCTTTATGCATCCAGTCGTAAAGCTCGTTATGGCGCTTCTCTGGAAATTTAGCATGATAGATCCAGATATCTTCTGTTCTCCAGTCGTAGATAGGATAAACATTGAATACATTATCGGTAACCTTTGTAGTCCATTGCAGGTTATCTTTTGTCACTTTTGATGTGCTGGCAATCGTTCTAAATCGGTTTAATGATTCATCAGTACGGATTCCAACCATACAGGCCGTTGATTTACCCTCCGAATACCATTCACCAAACAACGGCACAAAATCCTCGAATTCCATTCCTTTTTCAAAAAAATCAAAATAATCTTCTGAATGAATAGCGTCTTTAGGTAAACTCCTAATCCAGTCATCCTTTCTATCATCATCCCAACATATCCATTGTGGTTCATAAACACTCACTGCGTTTCTAAGTGAGATAGGAAGGCAACACCAATAAAGATCAATACAATCTTTATACTCATTAAATATCGCCTCTGCGTGTTCAATTGTTAACTTGTACTGACCTTCAAGATCAACAATAAGAACGCCAAATCTAACACCACGACTTCTGGCTTCATCTGCTGCCAAGTGAATCATTACTGTTGAATCTTTACCTGCAGAAAAAGATAAATATACCTTTTCAAAATTATCAAACGTGTAGCTTATTCTTTCTTTTGCCGCCTCTAATACATTTTTACCCAATCCCAACTTAGGCATAATAATTCTCCCAATACTTAATCCAAAAATCCGCTTGATCGTTTGCTAACCTTTGTTGCTTTTCTGATAAATAAGACCAAGCCTTTCTTACAATATCTTCAGGGCAGTTGTTCGCATAAGCGCAAGCAGCGTGACCAATCCAAGCTTTTCTGTTCTGTGTCCTATTGCTTAGATTGTGTTCGCAAGACTTTACCCAGTCACAAACTACCTTACCCATCCACAACCCATACAATTCGTGATTCCCAGTAAACTTAATAGCCCAATCTAAATATCTCTTTTTATCGCTTACTGATCCCCACATATTGTATTGGATCTCTTCCCACTCCCAATATGGATGATACTTTCTAATCAAGGCTTTCTGTGTCACCGTCAAAATCCTTATCGGTTAAAATTTCAGCTTCCCATGCTTCTGAGAACTCTTGATCTTGGAACATCTCAGCCAAACCAGTGATTTGAGATAATCGCAGCACCTCATCTTGATCCATGCCTAACTGTTTAGCGATCTTCTTAGGCGACCAGTTTCTACGCTTTAGGTCTAAGACAATATCAGCCATAGCCTCAACTCTATGTTTGCCCCTGGCGCGATTATGGCGAATAGTGGAAGCTACGCGGTCGTTATGCCCTTCTTGAGATTGCTTAATGATAACGGTGGGGAGGTAACCTTTAACGCGCTCTGATACAGTCTTAGACTCTTTCCCGACTCTATGCCTATGGAATCCATCAACAACCTCTACATGACCATCGTGAGGCCAGCTAACAATTGGCTGAGTGTACCCGTCATTAGTAATAGAAAGCTCTAACAGCTCCATTTCTGGCGGCGCTACTGAATTCGGGTTGTAATCATTAGCTTTCACCAAGTCGTTAGTAACCCATCGCACAAAATCAACAGGTTCGTCTTTGAAAGGACTGATCTGATGAATCATTTCACGCACTTCGTTGATAGCGTCTACTTGATCTTCTAAAAGCAAAGCATCTAGCTCAATACATAACGCTTCTGCTAATTCTAATATCTTTTCCATTTCTCTCTCCTTTATAAGTACACCGTAAAAGTATTAGAAAATAATAGTTTTGTAAAGGCTTTTTTTGGTTTGTTTTGAAATTAGTTATTTTGGAAGGCTAAATTTAGACAATAGTGGTCATTAGAGGCGGGGGTAACATGGAATAACAATCACCAGCGCTCTTTTATCTTCTATGTACTTTAATCAATCTATTATCGGGCATACAAATTTGGTCAGATTAAGGGGGCATAGACCACGGTAGCATCACACCGCATGTCTTGATTCAGGTCACAACTCCTGATCAAGAATCCACATTACTAAAACCCGTTTTAGCGCCGCCTCTAAAGCGCCGATTAACTAAAGCTGCCATCTTTGATTCGTTCTATTAATTAGCACAAAGGCCGAAGAACTCCACACAGTATTTATTGTCGCTGTCGTTGGGGCGATCCCGACCGACTTTAAAGATGGAAATGGCACCCCGTATAGGATTCGAACCTATAACAATCTCGTTAGAAGCGAGATACTCTATCCAATTGAGCTAACGGGGCACACTAAAGGCGTGGAAGTAGAAAGTAAATCAGAAAGGTTTGTGTCCATAGCGGCCAAGATTGCTCAACCCAAACTACAGACACAAAAAAAGGCTTATGGAATTACAAGCCCAGCAGATCGGGGCGGTTAAGCGTAGGTGAGAGAGTCATCCCACGAACACTGAACCTGTAATTTCATAAACCCTTTTCCACTTAACCTTAACATCGACTCTCACACCGATAAATACTATTTTAGCTATCTGCACTGAAATAGCAAGTAAAAAAAAGGCGCTGAATGCGCCAGGTGTTAATCTACTAATTTTGCATTATCAGTTAATGCGTGAAGAGTTGTGCAATTTTTGCATC